AGGGACAGGGACAGGAGGAAGGCGGACACAAAGGACGAAATAATCCTGCTCTGGAACCAGAACCAACAGCTTACGAACATGATCGCACACTTAATACACCCCGAAGACGTGGAGGTTATAAAGCCCCACCAATACTACCCGGATTTATTTGAAAGCGGGGAGAAGGACGAGGCAGGAGGGGCAGCAAACGAGCTGGCACTCCATAAGGCGAGAATGGAAGAATATGCCTTCAGGCACAACAGGGCGAGAAAGCGGGGTGACGATAACGGAAGGAATGACACTGGAGAAGCTCCAGGTAATAATAGAGGCACAGATCAGCCAGTACACGCAGGCGATGGAGAAGGTGAAGAAGACCACCGACACGACGCTGAACAAAGTCGAGAAGAAGGTAAACAGCCTTAAGAACGCCTTCGGGAAAGCCGCAAGGGTGGTTGCAACCGCCCTGTCAGCTGCGGCGATTGCAAGCTTCGCAAAATCCTGTATAGAGCTGGGGAGCGACCTGGCGGAGGTACAGAACGTAGTGGACGTGACCTTCGGCGAGGCTAACAAAAGGATAGAGGAGTTCGCACAGAACGCGGCGGAACAATTCGGGCTTTCGGAGCTGTCCGCCAAGCAATATTCATCCACGATGGGCGCAATGCTAAAGAGCATGGGCATAACGGGCACGCAGCTTGAAGACATGAGCATCAAAATGACCGAGCTGGCGGGCGACATGGCATCGTTCTACAACCTCGACACAGACGAGGCGTTCTCAAAAATTAGGTCCGGCATATCGGGAGAGACCGAGCCGTTAAAACAGCTAGGCATCAACCTGTCGGTTGCCAACCTTGAACAATACGCCCTCACACAGGGCATAAAAAAGAGCTATTCGGCAATGACGCAGCAGGAACAGGCGCTGTTAAGATACAACTACCTGCTTGATGTCACAAGCGACGCACAGGGCGACTTTGCAAGGACATCCGACAGCTGGGCGAACCAGGTGAGGATATTGCAGTTAAGGTTTGAATCACTCAAATCGACGCTGGGACAGGCGTTCATATCGGCACTAACACCGGTATTAAGAATGCTGAACACGCTCATTGCCAAGCTGCAACAGGCGGCGCTGGCGTTCAACAGCCTCATACAGAAGATAACAGGGAACTCATCAAGCACAAGCCAGGCGGTAAGCACAGTGGCAAGCTCCATAGGAACAGCCACAGACAATACCGAAGACCTCACAGCCTCGACAGAGGCAGCAGGCACGGCCGCAAAAGAGGCGTACAGCGGTCTTGCAGCCTTCGATGAAATAAATTCCCTTACAAAAAACGATTCAAGCGGATCCGACTCAGGCACAGACTCAGCCCTTGATGATTTGGATACGGTAAGCACTGAAATGGACGAGGCGGCGGATGACGTTGACTCAGAGCTAAACCCAGCACTGCAGAGGGTGCTCGATGCGGCAAGCAAAGCCCTGCAGGCGATAAAAGACCTCATCAAGTCAATCGGTGAAACATGGAAGGCGGTATGGGAAAGCGATATAAGCACAGCATACCTGGAGAGCGTGGCAGACCTGCTAGTGGCAATCCTGGACGTAATAACGGCAATAGCCACGTCATTCAAAACAGCCTGGGACAGCGGCGCGGGGTATGAACTAGTTGCGGCATTCCTGACAATGCTCACAAACATAAACGAGATGATAGCGGCAATAGCCGAGTCATTCGCCAGGGCATTCGACAGCCCGACAGGCGTGTCAATATGCGAGAACATCCTGGGCATACTGACGGGCATATTCAACATAATAGGCAACATAGCCGAGAGGTTCACAGAAGCCTGGACAACGGCGGGGATTGGCGATGCAATAATGTCCAACATCCTCACGATAGTGGACACGATACTCGAAACCATACACAGCATCGTGGATGCAACTGCGGACTGGGCGAAGGAGCTTGACTTCACGCCACTGCTTGAATCCATAAACGGATTGCTCGAGGCAATACAGCCATTGTCAGAGAATATAGGCAGGGGGCTCGAGTGGTTTTACGAAAATGTACTCCTTCCACTGGCGTCATGGACAATTGAGGATGCAATACCGACATTTCTAGACCTGCTCTCCGCAGCACTGGATGTACTGGACGAAGTTATAGAGGCACTAAAACCGTTTGCAGAATGGCTTTGGGAGGACTTCCTACAGCCATTTGGAAAATGGGCGGGCGATAAGGTAATCAAGGCCATACAGACAGTGACAGATAAACTTAAGGATTTCAGCACGTGGATACAGGAGAACCAGACAGCTATAGAAATAATCGCAGCCATAATCGGTGATTTTGCAACGGCGTGGGGGATTGTCAGCGCCGCACTGGCAATATGGAACGGAGTTGCAGAGATAGCAACGGGGGTTATAACGGTGCTAGGAGCGGCGGTGGGATTCATAACATCGCCAATCGGAATTGCTATAGCAACCATTGCTGCATTAATCGCCATCGGCGTAGCACTTTATGAAAACTGGGACACTTTAAGCCAATATGCATCGCAGATATGGGGCACCATAAAGACAGCCATCTCCGCCCCGATAACGGCAATACAGACAAAGATATCCAACACGATGACGGCCATAAAGACCACATGGACGACGATATGGACAGCGATAAAGACCACGGTGACGGACATACTCACCAACATACACGCTTTTATAACGACCATAATGACGGCGATCCAGAACTTCATCAGCCCCGTGCTGACGGCGATACAAAACGTATGGACGACGATATGGACGGCGATAAAGACCGCGGTGACGGACATACTCACGAATATATACACATTCATAACAGACATAATGACCACGATACACGACGGCATCAATACGGCGTTAACCGCCATACACACCATATGGACCAACACCTGGACAAGTGTAAAGACCACGGTGGTGCAGATATTCGACGACATGTGGACGGCGATGAAGGGCGTTATCAACTCCATAATAGGAGGCGTGGAGAGCATGGCAAACTCAGTAGTGAACGCCATAAACACGGTAATCAATGCACTGAACGGACTGCATTTTGACATACCAGACTGGATACCGGGTCTGGGAGGCAGCAGCTTCGGCTTCAACATCCCGACATTGCCGGGGGTATCGCTCCCCAGGCTTGCCACAGGCGGAATAGTGGACGGTGCGACCCCGCTGATTGCAGGCGAGGCGGGCAGGGAGGCCATACTGCCACTTGAAAGCAACACGGGCTGGATGGACGACCTGGCGGCGAAGATAGGCGAGATACTGTCAATCAACATCATGGGCGTAATAGAGGAGAGCAAAGGCAGTGGCAGCGACTTCACAGTAACAACGGTGGTCAATATGGACAGCAAGACAATAGTGGAACAGACCGACAGGTACAGAAAACGCCAGGGATACAGAATAAAGGCGCAGACAACGTAAGGAGGGGCAGCGGATGAAAAGCACAAACATACTGGTCGTGGAGGGCATATCCCTCCCCGACCCGTCCGAGATGACACAGTCCGACTATGACATAACCGATTCAGAAAGGAATGCCAAGGGCGTGATGGTGTCCCAGATGATAAGGGAGGACGTGCACAAGATTGAATGCAAGTGGAAACTCCTCCATACAGACGAGTACGCCACCATAAGGGCAGCGATAAAGAAAAAGTTCGGGCTGAATGCGACCTACTTCATAGCGGACACAGGACAGCAGGGCTCACTTACAATGTACGCGGGGGACAGAAAGACACCCATATACACGTACGAAGACGGCGTGCCCGTATACAAGAATTTCACAGTAAACTTTATAGAGATGTAGGAGGCCGGCAATGCAGAATGTAAGCACAGACTACAGGAAATCAATGCAGGGGCTGGCAAGGAACAAAAGCCACATAAGGGTATACCTGGGCATCGTCAACCAGACGGCACAGCATGGGGCGGTGATAGACGGAGGCGGATTTACAGCCTTCTCAGACACCACAGCCCCGCTTGGAGATGCCAACGTGGAAAAACTGTACGCCACCTTCGAGGAGAAATGGAACTCGCTGGACGGGAGCATGTACTTCCTGCCAAGGGACGGGGCGTACTTCCAGGCGGCAGCAGTCACAGAGGCGCTGGCAAGCAGCCAGCCCGAGGTGACGGTCAGGTTCAACACCGAGGACAACGTAACACTCAAAGGCGTCACAATAAAATTTGGAAAGTCATGGCCGACAGAGCTGACAATCATTACGGACAACGGACGCACAAAGTTCAAGAACGACTCGCAGGAGTTCGTAACGGAAGAAGTATTCGAGGGAATCACGTTCATGACCATAAAAGCAACGCGCATGAGCAGGGGAGAGACGAGGCTGAGGATAGAAAAGATAACCTGCGGAATCGGCGTGACATTTGACGACAACAAAATAATAAGCACGAAAATGAAAGGCACGGTATCGCCCATATCAGAGGACATGCCGACACTGGACATAACAGTGACGGTGGAGAACATGGACGGCTATTACAATGTCGACAACGACGACAGCGCAATAAACTATATCGCAACAGGGCAGGAAATGACGGTCCACTGGGGGTACACCCTGGACGACGGCAGCGTGGAATGGTTCAAAGGCGACACCCTGTACATGAAGGAATGGAAGTCGACCAGCACGACGGCAAAATTCGAGGCCACCGACATCTACGAGGTAATGGACGGCGAGTTCAACAAGGGGCTCTACAGACAAAAAGGCATAAACCTGTACGGACTTGCGACGGAGGTGTTCGAAGATGCGGGGTTCGAGGCCGGCGACTACTGGCTCGACCCCCACCTTGAAAAGATAACCGTATACAACCCGCTTCCGGTGGCTCCGCACAAGGAGTGCCTACAGATGATAGCGAATGCGGGAAGGTGCATATTGACACAGACGCCGGACGGCATGCCCATGATAAAGTCATCGTTCACCCCGAAGATATGGACATCGGCAAACGCCGAGAGCGGATACAGCAACGCCGCGGGGCTTTTAAACGGGACGGATTACAGGGAGTATGCATCATACGAGCCGGGATTTGCAAGGGTTGACGGCACACAGTATTTTATGCCGGCCGACACCACAAAATGCTTCAAGGCAGGTTTTGTCAGTGCGGAGGCAGCAGACAGCGGGGGCTGCTTTACAACAAACCCCGTAATAACAATCACCATGGAGGCGGCCTACTCCTTCCACGACCTGACGCTTTACTTTGGAACGGCGGTACCGGCAGAGTTTATTATAAGGGTGCACAGCGGCGAGGACATAACGCAGCATAATTATAAATGCACAAC